TTCCTTAACCGTGTTGATCTGACTTTGAATGATGGAATAACCGCCGCCGGTAATCGCCAGCATCAGCGAGCCGGTGGATATCAACGTGGTCCAACTGACGCGGCCGTTGGCGTCCCGCAGCCTGGCAAGCATTCATACCGCCTTGCGCGACGGTCGCTCGATGCGGGGCTCGGCTTCGGCGGACAGAACATCAAAGCCGGCATCGGTCATGACGTAGACCTTGCCGTGAGTGCAGTTCTTGATCCAAACCCAGTCGCGCAGCATCACTAGACCCATGCGTTCGAGCTGCTCGACGCGGTACAAGCGCGGATTCGGCCTGGGCAATGCAAACATGGCGCTCACTCCTCATCTTCGCCCTCATCCAGCACCACCAGTTCGAGTTCGCATTGACAGTTCGGATGCAACGGCGGTGCGTCACCGGCATCGCCAAAATCCTGGTCCAAATCCTGCGCGCCTTCTTCGGCCGCTTCCTCGCACAGCGGGCAGGGATCGGGACCGAGCGTCCAGATTTTCTGCAAACCGTCCATGCCGTCAGCCTCGGCCTCGCGGCCGGCGGATAAGGTGCCGAAGTTCTGCGCCCGATTGATCTCGGTGCGCGCGATCATCTCGGCGCGATAGTCCGAGAACAACCCGGACTCCTCGATGCGGTCCGCCAACTCGTCGACGTCGGAATCCGACGCGATGGCGTCAGCGACCAGCTGGCCGAGAGTGTCGCGGGTCGTCTCGTTGATGCCGGTGACCAGATCACCGGCCTGCTTGTCGGCAAAATCAGCCGCGCGATCGGCCGCGCGGCGGCCAAGATCGACCGGGTCCCAGTTAAAGCCGCCGACCGCCTTGCGCACCGGGTAGGCAATGATGGTCAAGAGATTGAGCGCGCCGACGCTGGCACTGTGCGCCGCTGTCGCAATGGCCTTGGCCAGCTGCGCCTCGATCTGATCGGTGACCGGCTCGGCCAGCGCCTGCTCGATCGATTCGTGCTCGATACCGGCGGCGCGATTGTGCAGCGAATGCAGAACGCGGCGCTTCTGATAAGCGAACAGCCGCGCCGTCTGATGCTTGACCTTCTCGGCGTTAACCGTATCGAAACGGCGTGCGCGTGAGCCGGCTGCCGCGCGCCTCCTGTCGCTTCATGGCGCGGACCTCATCCTCAGTCACCTCGATCGAATGCGCACGCCCCGAAATCGACAGCTCGGGTAGCTCACCACGTTTATGCTTGTCCCAAACCTCACGGTCGGGAATGTGCCAGACCCCGAGAAAGCCGACAATATCCTCGTCCTGGCTCAGGCCGGCCGCCTTCATGAAATCTGGCGTGGTGGGAAGTCCGAGGATCAAGCGGCCACCGGAATATTCCTCGTGCATCAAGCCATGAGCGCCGCGATGGATGGCGTAGTCCAGCACTGCGTTCTCTAGCTCGGCGACCGGAATGACATCGCCCTGCTTGTCGACCACGTATTCGCCGTTCTTTTTCACTACCGAGGCCCAGCCGACGATGATCTGATGCTCCGGATAGGCCTTGATGACCTTGACCGGCATGCGCAGCTCGTACTCGTCGCCAATGATCTCCGGCTCGTCCTCCTCGAATTCCTCCTCGGTGCTCTCGGTCTCGTCGCGGTCGTGATCCTCCTCCTCAAGGTCGGATTGCGGGGTGGGCGGATATTCCGGATCGAAGCCGGCCGGATACTGGACATAGCCGGGGGCCAGATTGCCGAGCGCGGTGCGCTGATGCACGTCGCTGGATCCAGGCTGCGCCTTTAAGCATTCGGCAAAGCTCTTGGCCTTGGGCTTGCTGCCGCCGCGATGCTGCCGCCAGACGCCATAGGCCTGACCGAGGGCTTGATCCTGGGTCTTGCCCTCGCCCATGATCTCCTTGACGGCGCGACCGATGAAATCGGATTGGCTCTCGCCCTTTCTAGGAGTCGGCATGGCAACCCTCGATCTGAGCGAAGACGAACTGAACCTGCTGGTGACCACGATCGGGCTGGCGATGAACGTGATGCACGATAATTCAACAGCATTCGAGCAACTGACCAAACTGCAGCGCAAGGTGCTGTCGGCGCGCTCCGCTAGGACGACGACGGCGGAGTGATAAAGCAGCGAATGTGTTCAAGCTGGTCGTTCTTGACGACGCAGATGTGATAGTGACCGTCCGGCGAGAACGGCAGCGTCCGGTTCTCGGGCACGAAATTAGTACCGCCGTCGATCACCACCTGATAGCCGCCGGGCACGATCTCGACCGCTTCGTCCGGCAGAATGCGGCAGTCCTGCGGGCCGCAGCAGAACTCTCTGCTGATCGGATCGTGCAACTGCTTGTCGTTGATCCATTGCTCGCCCTCGTGCGCTCGCGCGAGACCGGGCAGCAACAGCAGCAGCGCCACGACGGCAGCTCTCACGCCGTCTGATCTCCGGGGCGACCAAGCTCGGCCAGATAGGCGTCAAGGGCGTCGTAGTTGATCGCTTCCGGCGATAGACCGGAGGCCAGCATATATTCCTTGGTGAGATAACAGACCGCACCGCCCCAGTGCGCCTCGATATATTGCAGCGTTGCTGCCTGAATCTCGCCCCAAGTGCACAGCACCAGATAACCGCGGCTGTTGAATCCCATAGCCGCAGTGTAGTGACCGCCGGTGCCGGGTGAGGTGAGATCGTCCCAGATGTGATTCTGCTCGAACTGAGCCTCGGCTGAATCCGGAATGTCCATGCCGAGCCCGCCAGCGCCGAACAAATGAACCGCGTAGAGCAGCTCCTCGACGTCGGCAAGACTCGCAAAGGCGTCGATCTTGTGCAGCACGCCGTCAGCGTCACGAAGCCCGATCGTGCGGCAATACTCGGCCATGCTGACCGGATCGAGCCCGGCGTCGGTATCAGGCTTTTGCGGATCGTATGGCGGCTGGCCGCTTGCGACCAGGACGTTTGAGTATTCGCTTAGCGCGCTTGCGCTTGTGAACCTTGGTATGGGGCGGCGCGTCGCCTGCGCGAACAGCATGGTCTCGTGGCATCTTCCGGCCACCACGCAATCGCCGGCCAGATTGTTTCCCAGCATGCCCCATTCCGGCACTCGCGTCCCTTGCATCAGCGGCGGCCGGTTGCTGACATGGCCGAACGGCGGCCGCGGCAATGGCGGCAGCTTGGTCTTGTCGATCACGTCGGAAAATTTCAGCCGCATCGCCTCCGGGCGATAGGGCTGCATGCCGCGCTTGCCGGCCTCGCGCATCGGCCCTCCAATCATAAGACGGATCGTCGCGCCAATTCGGCTCGATCGCCCACAGAATGTGGTTCATGCAAGTGCGCGACAGATCGGCGGCGGAAAACTTTACAATGCGGCGGTTGATCTTGAGCCAGACCCTCAGATCGGGATCGTCCCAGCGCGGCCGGTTGTCATTCCTCCCACGCCGCTTGGTGGTCCACGACCGACGCACTGCCTTCGATCTCCCGGAACCCCTCGCCACGGCCGCCCATGATAGCACCGACGCCGCCGCCCATCAGGAATTCGCGCTTGGCCGCCAACGCATCCTTGTTGTTCTCGTGATCGACCGCGGCCAGCTTGTGCCTGGGCGGCTCAACATAAAGATCGATCGCCGGTTCTGGATAAGGCCGCAAGCCGCGCTGCACCCGCAGGCGGTTATGGGCGGCGCGGAAATAGGGCGACAGGCTCGCCCAATGCGCCTCCTCGTAGCTCTGGCCGGCTGTCCGCAGCTCGGCCTCCTCGCGCTCGATGTGCATCGGCCGGCGGCGGCGACCTGGCAGCAGCAATCCGCTGGTCGCGCGAGGGAAAAAATCAAGCTGCTCGGCCATTGAACGGTCTCCCGCGAATCTTGAGAATCTCGCGCGCCAGATCGGCCTTGAGCGCCGCCGCCACGGTGGATGGAGTGCGCGGAATTAACCGGCTGGCAAATTCGGAAGCGCCGATCTGACCAGCGCCGACCCGGCCGCCGGACAAGCGGCCGCGACCGAGCGGTGCTGCGATCGCCAGCTGCCGCGCCCGCGCTGCCGGATCAATCTCGCTGGTATCGCCACCCTCGCGGTCGACATCGGGATCGGAAGATTCCAGATCGGGCATTCCAGCGGCGTTGCGAATCCAATCCTCCAGCTCCTCGTTGGGAAACATCGGCATGCCAGCCAGCGCAATGTTGCGAATGAAAGTGCCGAGCGAATCTAGATCGAGCCGCTGCGGCATATCGGGAACGTATTGCGGACAGAGGTCCTGAGGCAGGCCGTTCAAGCGCCACAGACGCGGCAGGCCGTACAGGTTGAACACGCCGGCGATGCTCTCCAGCCAGCCCTCAATCGCCCCGTAAAACATGTCCACCCGTGTAACCGCAAGGTTATTTGTACCGCGCACCTCGTGGCCCATGTGGATGAAGTCGGCCAACAGGGTCATCAACATCTCTACTTGGTGGCGCTGGATGACCTTGTCGGAATCGAACGACCTCTGGCCGCGCTCAGGAGTGACCAGCTTGAAATCGTACATACGAACGTTCGTGGGTTTACCTTCCGCGTCACGATAAGGATCGCTCGGAACAATCCCGCCCATCTGTTCGTCCACGCGCGTTCCAGTAACGAACTTCTTATAGTAGTCATACGCCGCCCTCGCTGCCTTGGTGTCGGGATCGTTGCCCTGGCCGGCCGCAGCGTCGATCAGCTTCGACGGTACGTACATCACTGGGAAGCCGCCCATGCGCTCAAACAGGATCGCCTCCAGCTCCTCCAAACGACGAACGAAGAAGTAGGAGCGATAGGCGTTGCGCAGAATGCTGCGCCCTTCCGGATTGTTCTTGTGCTGCGAGGGACGGAACAGCAGAAACTTGGAAATGGGAATGTCGATCAGCGCGCCGATCCAGGGCTGCTGGGTGACTCCGGTGATCTGGCCGTTCTCGTCAAAGAACCACTTGATGATGGTCTCCTGGCCGCGCACCGGCAGACGACGCCACCCGATGCGGCCATCGTCATATTTGGAGATGGGTAACCGCTTGCGACCGGCTGGATCACGCGGATCGAGCGGCGGCTGCATGCCGAGGCGACGCTTGTAGACAGTCTCGTGAATGGAATAGCCAAAGCCGAGCATGGACAAGGCTTCAGTCATGAAGTCCTGCCACGAGTGACTCATATCGTGGCGCAAGGTGTCGGCGAATTCGGCCTGCTGCTGCGCCTCGGCGCTATCGTTAGCGGCGTCCACCCGCCAGTCGGCACGGCGGCAAGCCTGCTGCAACGCGAACATCATGGAGCCAACAGTGGAGCTGTTGTCCATCATCTCGCGATAGGTGCGCGCACCCTCGCGGCCCTGCAGCTCGAGGAGATATTCCTCTTTGACCCAACCAGCGAACTGGCGAAGGCCATAGGAGCCGTAATCGCGGAAATAATCCTTAAA